ATATACTTAAGAAGAATCTTCTGTGCCTTAGTAATGAACTCTTCAAGGATAGAGTCCTCTGCATCCTCTATTGTAAGGCCAAGTAAGTCCCTAATATCTTGTGGAGTAGTGTACATATTATGACCTCATCTAATAGTAGATTAACTCACACATAAAAAGATTGAGAAAAAGAAAGATATCCGGGAAGAACTACACAGAGTTCAACCCGAAATGAGACCTAAATAAACTGGCTAACTAAGTTCACACTTCGGCTGCTTTAGGACCTATGTTCACTATTAGTTGTAGAGCATCTGGGTCAGTTACAGCTACACCATACTCCACGTAGAAGTATAGTTCAATACTGTCAGTAGCTGGGTTGTCCCATCTCTTCATATCTAAGTTCCTTCTAATAGCCATCCAAGCAGCTCTATTAGGATCTATTACTAAGGCAACACCATTGTCTATTTGTGTAGTTACTAGAACTTTAAGTCCTGCTATCTTACCTATTTCACCATTTACAATAGGCTCATTACTTCCATACTTAGCAGCATCAATGAACATTTGAGACTTAAGTATTCCACCTAGAGCTTCTGGGTGTATTACTATGAATTTAGGTTGCCACTTTCTAGACTTAACAGCAGTTACAGCAGAGACAATGGACTCATAGGTTAAGGTACCCTTACTCTCAGCATCTGTTACATAGGTGCTTGAGTAAGAGGTCTTGTGATAAGTAACTGTACAAGCACCAGTAGCTACTATCTTTCCATCATAATAGTCTACCTCTGAGACTTGAGAGACAGAGGTATCTACATAAGTTAAGACTGCTCCTGCATTAAAAGTACCTGCATCTGAGAATGTAGCCTTGTCCTCAGTTACTTTCAATAAAGCTTCCATAATGTCTTTGTCCTCTTTGTCAGCTAGAGCTATACCAGCTTCAGTAACTGCATCTTTTATGAGGTTAAGTTCACATCCCTCAATAGCTTCCTGTGTAATATGGACTGCTACCCCCTTCTTAGTTGGAGTAATAGTGTTGGAAGTGTAAGAGATTGCAGTAGCACTTAGAGTAGATCCTTCAGAGACATCTACAGCTGTAAGAGTTCCACGTCTTCCTATGACTATACTTCTTCCCTTTGTCCTTACTAGGTCATCATTAATTCTAACTAGATTACGACCAAACCTTCTAGCCCTTGCAGCTTCCTCTACTTCATCAAGAATTATCTTAGGTACTAACTCAGCAATAGCCGAAGTGTCTATGTTAGCCAGTTCCTCTAGACTCTTCATTTCCCTTTCACCTTATAATTTCTTCATTCCTTTTAAAAAGAAGAATATTTATTTAAAGATTAGTCCTCTGGTCCTCTTCCTCTTCTAATAAGATCCTTCTTCAAGGCAAACCAGACTAATTCTCCCAAGTCATGTTCTCTAAGTTCTTCCTCTAGTTCTTCTTTATTGACTTGAGGCTGGGGAGGACTCATGGGAGAACTAGTTTGCGTTTGATTCTGTATTTGTCTTGTCTGGATCTTAACTAGTTCTTTCACTATCTCCTTAAGTTCCCTAACCTCCTTCTCTAAATCTGAGTCAGTCAACTATCTCCCTCCTTAACTAATAGGAAGAAAAGAGAGAACTTAGAACTGTCTCTTCTTAATCAGCTCAAGGATGATCTCAGGGTAGTGTTCTCTCACGTACTTCTCTAGCTCTTCCGCCGAGAGTTTCTTCTCTTCTTTAGGTTGAGTCTTTTCTTCCTCCTTGGTTTCAGTAACTTCAATTTTAACCTCTTTCTCCACTTCTTGTACAGCCTCTTCTTTCTTCCCTTCCTTCTTTTCTTCCTCTGCCTTCTCCTTCTCCTCTTCAGTCTCTACCTTCTTCGCTTCTTCAGCCTCTTCCTTAGTTTCCTCTTTCTTCTCGCCACAAGGAGCTTCCTCTCCACATGGAGTCTTTTTCTCTTCTTGGACTTCCTTAGCTTCCTCAGAGAGCTCTGTCTTCTCACTAAGTTCTTTCCCTTGTTCAGCCAAGTCTTTCACCTCTTCAGTCTTCTCCTCAGGAGCGGGATATTTCTCCTGGACAGGAACACACTTTCCTTGTTCCTCGTCCCATACCTGACCTTCGGGGCATTCTTTCTTCTCTGCATTCTCTTCAGACTTCTCTTGTAATTTCTTCCACTCTTCAGCACAAGCCTTCATTCTCTCTACAACATCCTTAATATCAGTCTTCTCCTTCATACATTTCTTCATAAAAGTCTTGTAATCTTCTGCTAGGTCTAACATGTCTATGAGTTCTTCTCCACTCATTACCTCTTCCTTCTTTTCTCTCAACTCATTCTCAGCAGACTTGGGTGCAGGATATTTACCATAGTAAGGATAGTATGGATAGTAGGGATAATAGCCATAATGAGGATACCTATAAGGGTAAGGATAGCCATAATAGCCATAGTAGACAGCAACTACTTTCTTAGTCCTCTTAAGTTCCTCTATCTCCTCTGGTGACTCCAATTCAACTACGGCCCACAGAAATTTCTTTTCTTTTGCTCTCTTAACCTCCTTCTTAGGTTTCTCTCCTTCTGGAGCAGGGTAGTACGGGTAATAAGGATAGTAGGGGTACCCTGGGTATGGATACTTGCCATAGTAGCCTGGATATGGATAAGGATAACCATAGTAATAAGTGACTATTTTCTTTACACCTAACTCCTCTAGAAGGTCTGAGAGGTTCTCGTACTCTACAACTGCATAGAGTTTAGGTGGCTCTATTTCAGTTAGGTCTACTTCTTCCTCAGTCTCTAGCTCCTCTATAACTTCCTCCCCTTGAGCTGATTCTACTAGTTCTTTCTCCATTTCTCTTTCACCTACCTCTTCTTCTTCTCTCTTTATATTTAAACCTTTCAACTTCTTACTTAACTCTTCTACACTAAATATGAAACACTTCTCACATCCAGGGTTTCTTACTAGTGATAATTCATTGAATAAGAAGTTAAACCCCACACTCTGTTGAGAGTTTATAGGGAACTTATCTACCCAAGTAGAGCATGAGACTGCAGGGAACTCACCACTCTTTATCTTCTCAATTGCCTTAGGATCAGTTACCTCTGCCTTAAAGATGAGAGACTTAAGAGTAGGATCATAATAGGCATCTAGAACCTTTCCTACAGCTTTATCCTTGAACTCCTCATCTTGACCATGCTCTACTTTAAGTGGTTTATTCTTAAGTTTCTTAGCTGCCTTAGCTATCTCTTCTGCAGGATATAGGACATTCTTCCATACTCCTTCAGCAAGAGCTACTCCTGTGATAATAAGTTTACCTTTCCCTTCTTCTAGCGAAAAGAATGGTGAGTTACCTAGAACAACATACTCTCTTTCAAACTTCTTAGCTTGACTAATTAGTTTCTTAATTTCTCTTCTCTCTGCCTCTATCTCTTCTGGAATACCAGAAAGATCATTCACCTTCTTCACCTACCTTTAACTTCTTAGAGTTCTTATTTAAGTCTTCTAGGGCCTCTTCAGCAGATGAGTACTTACTTTTCTTCCGTTTCTCTCTAATTAGCTCTCCGTGCCAAGTGTGTAATTTGTTCTCTTTAATCCACTTAGTAGCTTTCTCTACTGACCACTTATCAGAGACTTTCACTGCACATACTCTTGCTCCATGAATAGTTCCAGGTCTCGGATAGAGACAGACCAAGACATCCAAGATTTCTTTAGGTCTATTCTTAAGCTCTGGAATATACTTAGTAGGGTCAGCTACACATCTAGTAAATTCTCCTATGTCATAGATGTAGAGCCAGTAATAGTCCCAAGTTCTCTTCTTCTCTAGCTTAAATGGAATATAGTAGTCTCCCTTAGAAGGATCTCCTGTCCGAGAAAGAGGGTGAGGGACTTTAGCTCTTTCGAATCTTCCTCCTCTTCCAGGTTCATCTACATAGACAAAGTAGCCCTTAAGTTTCTCCCCATTAAAGATCATAGAGACAAAGTTAGGAGGATTGTATTCTATGATGTTAACAGTTCCTTCATCAACAGGAGTTACATAAGTTACTAGATCTCCTACCATCATCTTAGTCTTAGGTTCCTTAATAGCCATCCATTTCTCTATTTGTCTACAGACTTTATGAACTGCCTTACAAGACTCTCCTTCTTTCTTAAGAGTAAGAGGGTCTTTGTAGAGATTAAACTCAAATCCATCGGAGATCCTTATGTCCCAATGTTTCTTAAGGCCCTCTGGAGTTTCTATCTCATGAATCTGTAGAACAAACTTAGATTCTTTTAATTCAGTAAGTTTAGATAACTTCTCCCAAGTATAGAAAACAGAGTCCTCTTCTTCTTGGACAAGTGTAAAGTCTCCTTTCAACCTTTCTCCTTTCATGTGAAGAGTCAAGAACTCTGCTCCTTCTATTACTTCTCTATCTATCTCTACCTTCCCTCTATCAATGATTCTCATTTTAGCTACTAGCTCTTTAGTAGGGTTATAAGTAGGATGTTCACCTGCTTTAATATCACCTTCATAATCAAACCATTTCCTATCTACCTCTCCTTCATATGTCATTGCTACTGGTTGAAATCTAGTAAAATCATACTTAGAAATCCAAGACCTAACTTTATTCCCTTCCTTAATCCTTAAGAGCCATCTCATATTGGGTATTCCTCTTACGTGAACTGGACCCATCCAAGACAAGAAGTGAACTACAAATTCTGCTGGAGAGAGTTCTTCACTAAATTCTTCTTTAGTTACTTTTCCTTCTTTCCATTGCTGCTTTACCCACTCATACCACTTTTCATAAAGTTCTCCTTTTCTCCACTCAGGAGGAACTGGAATATAGTCCTTAGGAGGTACCCATTTCTTCTTCATTCCTCTCTTTAAACAGTAAGGAGTTTGATCTCCAGGGATGAGGACTCTCCACATTAACTCTTTACCAGGTTTAGGTCTCTTGCTCACTGGATCAATCACATTTACATTGACTGCTCTTACTATTATCCTAGTCCAATCATCTCTCTTAAACAGACCATTCTTCATAGTAGACTTTAAGAAATATTCATGGAAGTAAGGCTTTTGTGCACCAAAGTAGACTTGTCCTTTATCTATGATATGGAAGACCCCGGGTTTAGTCTTGGTGGCACCTACCTCTCCCGCTTTAACTACTCCTTCTACCTCTAACCAAACTTTAGGTTGTCTAGCAAGATTCTCTAAAGCTCTCACTGAGAGTTGACTAAGAGTCTTGTACTCAACATAAATTACTCCATTTTTTACTGCTTTAATTGTATATTTCCACTCATCACAGTAATTAGAAGGACATTTAGTTTCTGCTCTTAGACCTATATTCTTATTTTCTGGTCTAAACTTAAATTTATTCTTAAACTTCTCATAGACTTCTTTAGCTTCTTTTACTGTATGAACTTCAGGTGTTCCTCTTGGATTATCTAGAATTGTCCAACCTACTAAGTGATCATTTACTTCCATTCTCAAGTCTTTGTGTACACTAGCACCCCTCCAATGATTCTGTATCACATATCTACATTTCTTACAGGTAGGGTACTCCATGTAAGGGGCTAGGAAGAAACCACCCTGTCCTCCTTCACCTTTCTTTGGCGGGGCTTTCTTAAGCAACTCCAACCAATTAACCATCTCAGGTTTGATTCTCATTCTTCCTCACCAGTATCTTCATCTACTGCCTTAACTTTAAACTTCTTAAATCCATAATAGTAGGGCTTAACATATCGACATCTATAGATATTAGCAAACCTACAGACTATTGGGAACTTAAGATATTGAACTTCAATCTCTTCTACTTCTTTAGAAAGTCTCTTCTCCTCTTTATCTCTAGGGATAAAGAACCTCTCTTTGAGGGGACATATTCTCTCATCATTCCAGAATGGACAAGGTTCTAATTTGAAGACTAACTTAGAAAGGACTACTCTCTGTTCTTTAGTTGGACCAGTCCCTACTGCCTCTATCTTCTTAACTACATCAAGTGAATCTGGTTCCTTCTTAGCAGGATGTTTACCAGCAAATAAGGGGAACATCCAGACATACCAGATCTTTCCTGTCTTAGGGTCTTCAAAGTGATCTATCTTAATAGGTCTTACTGTGATAATATCTCCAGGTTTACATTTCTCTGAAGTTGAATAAGTCCTTCCTATTATCGCATAGCACTTTCCATTTTTCTTGAATGCCTTACCTTCTTTGAACTTATCAAACATATTACAAGGTATTCTGAATGCACACTCGTACATATATTGGTCTAAGAGTTTCCCTTCCTTAGTTTTCTTCTGGATTACTTTAACTACCATTACATCTATTTCCTTTAAGTTCTTAAGTTTACATAGGTAGTCAGGTCTATTCTCTCCCTTGTACTTTATCCTATAGGGTGAATCAGCTACCTTACACACAACACCTTCTGAACCTTTAACAGATCTTAACTTGTCTACTGCTCTAAAGAACTCTTTCATGTTAGTAGCCAGAATTGAATCTACTCTTACCCAATGTTTAAGTCCTTCAGGGAAACATTTTCTAATTGCTTTCCATCTCTCTAGATAACCTTTGTCATTAATAGGCTCATCATTTATTAGGAGACAATCATGGACATGGAAGACCACATTTTCATCATCTAATCCTTTCTTCGTAGCTCCTATCCATTTAATCATATCTTCTCTTTCTAAAGCATCACAGAACTTCTCAAGATTATTCTTAACATTCTTTCCATGACAATCATACTCTACCATTTCAGCATCAAGAATGAAACTATCAGCTGTCTTCTTAGCAAGAAGTTCCTTAATCGATTTCTTGAATACACCTGCTCTATCTCTCTTTCTATCTTCAGTATAACAAGCTACTTTATTACCTTTAACATGAATTTGGAACCGTAGGCCATCGTACTTCTTCTGACAATTATGAACGACAAAAGGCACAGAATAAGTATTGTTTTCTGTCTCTAAGTTGTGAACGAATCCAGAATATGTCCTTCTTTCAAGAGAAGTTATTGGTGAATAATAATACTTGTCCGTGAACCAGGATCTTGTCTTGTGGGTTTCAAATGGGTATTCTTTGAAAATTTCTTTAGCCCGTCTCCCATAGAAAAACAAGGAATATTTCTTTCCAGCTTTCTTAACTAATTCAGAAGGTGTTTGCTCTCTTTCATCGAAGGTCCATTCTAAACCCAATCTAACAGCTAAGAGAATAAGTTGATAGGCCAGTTTTTTCGAAGAAGTGGTAACTGCAATAGAAGTATTAGAACCCAATTTATCACCTCGCCAGTAAGCCCGTAAGAAGACTTCCTGTAAGTGGAAAGGAGCTTTCATGACGAATCCAGGTATTATTTTCTGGTTGGCTCTTGCCCCAAATTTCTGAAAGAGCTGAAGTAGATCTTTACAATAAATTGAAACTACTCTCGAAGTTTTGCGTAGATGAATGTATGCCGGAATCTTGAATACCCTCTCAAGAAGAACTTTAAGCCTTTCAGCTTCCTCGACTTCCTCTGGGCTTAGATTAAACCTTATTTCCCCGTTTGGATAGCAATTCCCTTCAGCGAGGTACCAGCCAAGAATTTCAAACAGGTCTTCAGTCAAAGGTAATACTTCGGGTACTCTCTTTCGAGAAAATCTTGTTCTTCTCAAAATAAGAGGTTTATCTTCTACTTCTTTATATCTTGGAATCAATAAATAATCTGTCGGAAGAATGTCCTTTGCCTCCACGAACTCCTCTATGACTTGAGGCTCTGTTTTACATCCATACTTTCTCATTCCACAATTCGGTCTGCACCATCTATTGCCCCATTTACATCTCTTTATTCTTGCGACTTTTACCGGGTGTTCTGGAGTAAGGATAACTTTATAACCTCTGAGGTTAATCTCTATTCCTTCACCCGAATAAAATCGATGAAATCTCCTTACAATTGAACCTCCTTCGATTTCTTTCCCAGCTGCGGTTTGGATAAAAGAAGGGACTGGATTAGTCGAGACAAGAGAATTTGTTGGCAAGCAGACTATTCCATGATCTATGTATCTCTTTCCCCACTTCTCCCACATTTCTTTTACATCAAAGAACTCATTCTTATGCAGTCCGCTCTTGGGCTTCATCCCTATACACGGTTTGAAGAGTTTAGGAGTCTCATCAGTTAACCACTCAAATGGAGAACTTCTTTTCATATGTTCTCTTGGAACTTTAAGAAAAGCAAGTTTGTATAATGGCAGACACATACCAATTTGTGGGCCATGAGGATCCCAGACAAAGTGAATTTTCTTAGCAAGTTCAGGATCTTTCTTAGCTATCTCATAAAGAATACTTCTCATAGTAGGCCTGATAAAGGGGCAAGGCTGTTTAAAGAGAAGATCTATATCATGTCCTGGTAGATCTTTCTCTCTATTCACTACTCCTCCAACTAGATAAACATGGTAAGGAAAGTTTATCTCTATTTTATCTGGGAAGGAATTCAATACTTCTTCTAAAGTTCTAACTTCTTCTTTCGATAAGATCTTTTGAGGTTCTCCATACTCTGGTTCAGGATATTCTATTACTTCTAAAGCAGTAGCATCTGTCAACCCATCCCATATCTCATGAGGAATACCTCTTCTTCTCATTTCTTTCCATACAAAGATGTGTGCATTCTCTAAAGGTTCAGTTACCTTTCCTATTTCTCTATAAATCTCATGAAGTCTCTTATCTAAAGCTACTAGATCTTTATCATTTAGAGACTTACAATAAACATCATCAATAAATTCAAGTTGTTCACGAGTAACTTTAGAAGGATCTTCAGGTAGAGATCGAAGCTTCTCTGGTTCTTTACCTTTCTTCCAAGGAACTTTTTCCTTCCCTACTTGCTTTATACACCAGATAAATAATTCCCTTGCATATTTCTTGTAAGTCTTGGGATGATTGAAAGTAAATCCTCTCTTAATCATTTCTTTGAAGATCTTAAGTGCTAAGTCCTTACAGTCTTGGAGAGTGATAGGTTTCTTCTCTTCACCTACTCTCTTATAGAGTTTCTTTCCTTTCTTTATAGAAGTATACCAAGCTAAGACTATTCTCCAATCATCACCCAATTGTCTATCATTAGGAACTTTGGGGTCATACTCTTCTATCCATCCTTTTATTAACTTAATTAGTTGAGGTTGCTTAAGATCCCTTCTAAAGGCTTCTTCTATAAGAGCTAAGAATAGCTCTTCAGAAGTTGGTCTCTCAAGATAATCTAATAGAGAAAGGAGTGAAAGTTCTTTAATATCCTTCCACTTCAGAAGTTTAGCAGAGACAAAGACCTGAACTCCTCTAGGGACTTTAACTATTCTCGGAGGAACAAACTCTTCTAAGATCTGGAACTCATAGGCATAAAGAGGTCTATCTCTCTTCCAGCCCCACTTTTCAAAGGCCTCCTCATCAGTGATTTTATGTCTATCCTTAAGCTTCTTAAATTCTTCAGGAGAAATCTCTCTAGGTTCTTTAAGTTCTATTATTCCCCAACAGACCCCATCCTCTAAAAGGTAGAGAGGTTCTCCTATGTGAGCTGTAAACTTCTTAGACTTAACTATTAAAGTCTTCTCTCTATTCATTATCATCTCAGCATGAGGAGGAACAAGATAAAGTCCGTATTTAGGTTCCAACTTAACTATCCTCTTAGGACTAACAGGCTCTACTTCTTTAGTAGTGATAGTCCCAGAGGTAAGTTCAGACAAATCAAATTCATCTCCATCTTTAGCTACTATTACTTTTACTTGAGAAGAGATTTTACTTAAGTATTCCTTCAACTTAGAATCTTTCATCTTAATAGGCTCTGTACCTAAGTGGGTAAAGATTACTGTTGGAACTCCTGCGTCTTCACACCATCTGATTTGGGAATGTGGTGAGGCGTGTCCGATAGGAGTTTTAGTTCCTTTTGCTATTCTAATTAGACCCGCTTCTCTGTGAGTAGAAAGATCACCTATATAGACATCACAACCTCTTAAGAACTTATCTCTATCAGCCTTTCTTATACTAACTACGTCAGAGGCATAACATACCTTGAATCTCTTCCTTTCTCCAGTTATGAATAAAGCAACATTAGGTGCCTTAGTAGAGTGTAAGACAGGTACCGTTTGAAAAGTAAGGTTAATAATCTTGAACTTATCTCTTCTCTTATAGATTCTGAAATGCTTCCTTAATTCTCTATAGTCTTCATCTTTGTAGTAATCACTCTTTAGCGAGACATCTGAGACATAGATTGGACAAGGTGCTTCTCTCAACTTCTTAAGCCCGAAGGCATGGTCAGGGTGCCAATGGGTAACTACTATCGCATCTGGCTTGATTTGCTCTAAGAGATCAGGCTCATATTCATCTCCAAAGTCAATTAAGATCCTTGACCTGTTAGTTATCAGAAGGAGAGAAGATCTATTCTTATGAGTATTTGATTTCTCATCTACGTATCCTCTTGTTCCTAGGAACTTGAGTATCATCTCT